GCCCGCGTGAAATACCGAAACCCTGATGACAACAGCGGGTGGTGGAAACATCCATTGACAGACAAGCTGAAGGAGAAAAACACATGACCCTCATCACCATTGTCGTCTTTGTAATTGGCTGGGTATTAGGAGCGCAGCCGTGAACGTGCTGCAGTATCTCAACAACTTGCGTCCAGCAATACCAATGAGCGCTGAACGACCATGCACGGCCATGAGCAACGGCGAGTTGCGCAGGCACATGGCTCAAGGTGCTGTGCTCATCAACGGCGAGACGGTAACGCCTGATGAGCCCATGGACTTCCCCGTCTTCTCAGTGGTGTTTTTCCCAAACTCAAAGAACCGTCGGACCACCATCGTCTAGCTTGCAGCCCAGGTCAACAGGGTCAGTCTTCAGGTAGCTGAACACGGCCTTGCGGCGGGTCTCTGACTTGGCAGCCCCGCAGTTGGGGCAATCGTGGCCGCACACGGAGCAGCTGGTCCAGGTCTTGTTGAAGGCCTGGATGACACGCTTCTTGTGCTCCTCACGGAGGTGCTCGGTCCACTTGGCCATCCAGCCTCTCACGGCGATCAGCTCGTCGATCTTGGCGATGGTGTCCTTAGTGACATTGCGGCCCTTGATGGCACCGAAGAAGGTACCGCGGCCTAAGGCCAGACCTTCAAGGACCTCGCGGTCGTACAGGCGACTGACGTTTGGCTGCCCCGTACCGTACTCGCTGATCCACAGCAAAAGCTTGACGGTGTCAGTGTCTAGTGGTGAAGTTGGCTCGATCGGACGACCCATGTGCTCGCTCCTGGTTGTTGCAAAATGCAATTTTATCATGGATTTGCGCAGGTTGTGCCAGTTAATCTATAAAAAGCGCGTGCAGAGGCTTAATAAACCGCGTGATTTGGCCTGACGAGCCAAATTCGCTATATATGTTTTTTCTTCCTTATACAGAGAGGATTTGTTTTACTTAGTTAATTCTAGAAATAGACTCGTTCGCTCGTCAAAACATAAGAGGATGCGAAAGATTACAGGGTGTATTGATCCTCTCTGTATAAGGTAAAAAAAGTGCTCTATAGCGTTTTTGAATCGTTTACTGAATCACGCACCGCGCTCTAAAATAGAAAAAATGTAGAACACTGGAGCACTGCAATGGCATTTCAGAAAGGCGTCAAGCCTCCTGGCTCTGGCCGCAAGCCCGGAAGCCCCAACAAGCGCAACGTCGTGCGGCAAGAGATCTTCGACCGCATCGTCGAAAGACACGGAGATCCACTCGAGGCACTGGCTGAGATGGCCTTTGACCCTAACCACCCACTGGACATCAGGAAGGACTGTCTCAAGGAAGTGGTCCAGTACGGTCACGCCAAGAAGAAGTCGATCGAGATCACCGGACCCGATGGCGGACCCATTGAAGCAAGGCTCGAGCTTGTCGGGCAGATTAGCGATCTGATTAGCAAGCTAAATGCTGGCGGCAAATGATCCTGTCCAAGGCTGAGCTGACCACAATCCAGTCGAGCCTGGCCAGTCTGGAACTGGAGGACTTGGCGCACATAGCGTGGAAGCTGAAGTGGAAGGCAACGGCCAGACAGCAGCAGATGACGCCGCCTGGAGATTGGGGCATCTGGCTGATCTTGGCTGGTCGTGGATTCGGTAAGACAAGGACCGGGGCAGAAGACATTGGGCACTATGCTGCGGACAATCCTGGGGTCCGCTGTGGGGTTATCGCGCCAACGTCAGGGGATATTAGGGGCGTGTGCTTCGAAGGGGACTCGGGGGTCATGAACGTGGTCCCGCACTACCTGATTGACAACTACAACCGGTCCATCGGCGAGATCACCCTGAAGAACGGATCATCGATCCGGGGCTTCTCAGCAGAAGAACCATCCCGTCTACGTGGTCCTCAGTTCCATCGAGTCTGGTGCGATGAGCTGGCTGCTTGGCAATATGTCGAAGAGACCTGGGACATGATGCGGTTCGGACTCCGTCTGGGTGACGATCCGCGCGTAGTCATCACCACGACTCCAAAGCCCATCGAGCTGGTGCGCAAGCTGCTCAAAGATGCGGCAAAGAAGAACAGCCGCATTCACGTCACCAGAGGATCCACGTATGACAACGCCGCAAACCTTGCCAAGTCCTTCCTTGCTGAGATCACACAGTACGAAGGCACGCAGCTTGGCCGTCAAGAGATCCATGCCGAGGTTATTGACCCCGAAGAGACCGGCATCATCAAGCGAAGCTGGTTCAAGCTATGGGCAGCAGACAAGCCCCTCCCGCCCCTCGACTACATCGTCATGAGCCTGGACACGGCGTTCACTGAGAAGTCGATCGATCGTAAGAGCCATGACCCTGACCCCACGGCCTGCTCGGTGTGGGGCGTATTCCGTCACGAGAAGAAGCCAGCGTTCCTGTTGCTTGACTGCTGGCAAGATCACCTTGGGCTGCCGAATCTGATCGAGCGGGTCAAGAAGGAATGGCAGGTCAGGTATGGCGACGAGGACTTCAGGCCAGTGATCAAGCCCTTGATCGGGCCAAAGCAGTCCATGTTTGGCGGTAAGGCACCTGACCTCATGATCATCGAGGACAAAGGATCAGGCATCAGCCTGCGTCAGATGCTGGCCCGTGAGGACATCCTGGCCTATCCATACAACCCTGGCCGTGCTGACAAGCTCCAACGACTGCACGCGGTCTCACATTTATTTGCTCACGGCTTTGTGTGGGTTGTAGAATCGGACAAACGACCTGGAACCCCGCGCTCCTGGGCCGATCCTTTAATCTCGCAACTGTGCAGCTTTCATGGTGAGGGCTCAATCAAGCATGATGACTTTGTGGACTCAACGACCCAAGCGCTCAGGCTGCTTGCCGACCGCAACAATCTGTCTGTCACCCGCAAGGCTGAAGACAAGGTCGAACGCGACATCAAGTCGCGGCCAGTGAACCCATACGCGATCTAACCGGAGCATTGAATGGCTGAAAACGAGCAAGAATACGGCGAGATGTACGAGGTTGAGGACGACTCCGGTGTCCGCGATACCGAGGACGGTGGCGCGATGGTCACCATGGACGAATCGCCAACACCGGCCGAGTCAGAGTTCTATGCAAACCTGGCCGAGACGATGTCGGTCTCCGAGCTCTCGAATCTTGGCTCTGAGTTGTGCGACATCCTAGAAAAAGACAAAGAGGCTCGCAAGAAGCGCGACGAGCAGTATGAAGAGGGTCTGCGGCGCACGGGCCTTGGTGATGATGCCCCTGGCGGCGCATCGTTCACTGGGGCCAGCAAGGTCGTTCACCCGATGCTGACTCAAGCATGCGTGGACTTCTCTGCACGAGCCATGAAGGAATTGTTCCCGCCAGACGGTCCAGCCAAAGAGAAGATCATCGGCGAGCCCACGCTTGACAAGCAGGAAAAGGCCGGGCGCATCTGCAAGTACATGAACTATCAGATGACCAAACAGATGTCCGAGTTTCGGTCAGAGCTTGAGCAGCTGTCTACTCAGCTGCCATTAGGCGGCGGTCAATACTTGAAGCTGAACTGGGACACCAACAAGAAGCGACCCATGTCGCAGTTTGTGGCGATTGACGACGTCTACCTGCCGTTTGCAGCCACCAACTTCTACTCAGCAGAGCGCAAGACTCATGTTCAATACATCACTCGCATCGAGTACCAAAAGCGTGTTGAGTCAGGCATGTACATGGACGTGGACCTCATGGTCAGTCCACTGCCGCCAGATGAATCTAAGTCTGAGAAGGCCAACAACAAGATCGAAGGCCGCCAGTCCGACAGCTACAACGTCGATGGTCTGCGGACCGTGTTTGAGGTCTATATCATCCATGAGTTTGATGAGGGCTTGGCTCCATACATCATCAGCATTGACAAGGCCACTCAGAACGTGCTGGCCATCTATCGCAACTGGGAAGAAGAGGACGAGACCAAGCAAGAGATGACTTGGATGGTTGAGTTCCCCTTTGTGCCATGGCGTGGCGCTTACCCCATCGGTTTGACTCACATGATCGGCGGTCTCTCAGCCGGGGCTACTGGAGCCTTGCGGGCACTGCTTGACTCAGCCCACATCAACAACTTCCCTGGTCTTTTGAAGCTGAAGTCCGGCACTGGCGGTCAGACAGACCGTGTTGACCCAACCGAGGTCAAGGAGATCGAAGGCTCATTTGGCCAGGACGACATCCGCAAGATGCTGATGCCCATGCCTTACAACCCTCCATCGCAGGTCTTGTTTGAGCTGCTTGGCTTCTTGGTTGATGCTGGCCAGAACGTAGTTCGGACCACGTTTGAAGATCTGGCTGACAGCAACGCCAACACCCCAGTCGGTACAACCCTGGCTCGTCTTGAGCAGGGCATGACCGTCTTCTCGGCCATCCATGCTCGCCTGCATGATGCCATGGGACGTGTGCTGCAGGTCCTGTTCCGCCTCAACAAGACCTACCTTGAAGAGGACGAGGTCTTTGACGAGACTGGTGAGCTGATGGTCCGCCGCAAGGACTTTGAAGGCCCGATGAATGTCGTGCCAGTCAGCGACCCCAACATCTTCAGCGAGGCCCAGCGGTTTGCTCAAGTGCAGGCCGTCATGCAGCGGTCCAAGGAGATGCCGCAGCTGTACGACCTCCGCAAGGTAGAGGAGATGTTCCTGCAGCGGCTCAAGATACCGCAAGGCAAAGATCTGCTGCTGCCGGCACCTAAGCCGTTGGAGCTCAATGCCGTCAACGAGAACATCGCTGCCTGCATGCGTCGTCCCATCGTGGCGTTCCCCGAGCAAGATCACCTGGCTCACTTGCAAGTGCATCTTGACTTCATCACCAACCCCATGTTTGGCGGCAACAAGGTCGTGGGCCCTGCTTGCATCCCAATGCTCTTGGACCACATCAAGGAGCACATGATCCTCTGGTACGGTTCGCAGATCTTCCATGAGGCATCGGATGCGGCTCGGGTTGATATTGGCGAGATCCAAAAGGATGCAACCGAAGAAGAGAAGCGTTCGCTTGACAAGCTGCTGGCCACGACCAGCCAGATCGTCACCAAGCAGAGCCAAGAGGCCTTCGCTCAAATCCCCCAGATCCTCGAGCAGACAATCCAGTTGCTGCAGCAAATGCAGCCGCCACCCCGTCAGGACCCGAGCATCCAGATCGCGCAACAGCAGCTGCAGAACCAGGCTGCCAAGGATCAGGCTACGGCGCAAACAGCTCAGGCCAAACTGCAGCAAGACGCGCAGCTCAAGCAAGCCGACATCCAGGCTCGCGGCCAAGAAAAGCAGATGGAGATCCAAGCCCGCATCGAACAGCTGCAAGGCGAACTCCAACGCGAGCAGATTCGCCAGCAGGCCGAAGACGAGCGCGTACGTGCCCAGATCCAAGCTCGCCTGGAGATGAACGAATCAGACAACCAAACAGCCAAGCAGCTTGCCGCCTTAGAGGTGGCCAGTGGCGAACGAATCGCGGTCTCAACCGGGACCGGGATAAACCCCAACCCATAAGGAGTAAATCATGCCGGCAATCAGCCTACACAAACAGATGGCCATGGGTAAAGGCTACCCAACAGCCAAGAAGGTGTCTAGCGATCCTTCGCCAACCCCAGGTCTGCCAAGCGCGGACTACAAGACCAAGGCCAAAGCCACATACGAAGCTATGCAAGGCGAAGGCAATGGCGGTACCAACAGCCAACGCGGCCGTGGTCCCAATCAGATCTCCACCGTCATGGGTGGTCGCTGATAGATGTTAGCTGAATTCATCGCGGCCATTAAGGCCGAGAAGGACAAGGTGGCTTCCGAAGCCATCAGAGTTCGTCCAGGTGAAGGCAAGGACATCAGCTTCGAATATGGTCACCGTCAAGGCGTCTACGCTGGCCTTGATAGAGCCATCCAGCTGATCAACAATGTCGTCCGCGATGTAGAAACACAAACCCGAGATCTTTAACCCCAGCATACGGAGAAGCGAATGCTACTTGAAACCCCCATGTCCTTCAACTACGCCTCATTGGACGAGGCCTTTCCAGCAATCGATTGCGGCCACGAGCCGCTTGGTTCACGCGTGATCATTCAGATCCGCAAGGCCAAGAATCAAACTGCTGGCGGCATCTACATCCCTGAGGAAGCAAGGAAGATTGAGGCCAGCAATACACAGATCGCCAAGGTTGTGGCGATTGGCTGCTTGGCATACAGGAATCGAAACACCATGGAGCCTTGGCCCGAAGGAGCTTGGTGTGAAGTTGGTGCCTACGTCCGTGCACCTAAATACGGCGGCGATCGTTGGACTGTGAAGTCTGGCGACGAGGAGATCGAATTTGCGATGTTCAATGACCTTGACATTCTTGCCAAGGTTGTTGGAGATCCGACAGCGATCAGAGCTTTCATCTAACTGCTGAAAGGAGCAGGCAATGGCTGGAGAAACTATGCTCATCGAAGATGATGAGGAACAAAAGGACGGTAAGTCTCAGGACATCGAGTTCATTCCCGTTGAGACCAAGGAACCCAAAGGTCAAGACAACGACGATCCGGAAGACGATGACCCAGAAGACTCGCGACTCTCAGAAGACAATGAGGACCGCGAGGAGATACGACGCAAGCGCCGTGAGGAAAAGGCCGAGCGAGCTGCTCGTAGAAAACAGGCTATTGACCGGGACAAGACCGAGCTCAATTTCCTGAGGCAACGCAATGAGGCGCTGGAGAAGCGCATGTCACAAGTCGAGAAGACGACTGTGGCCAATACGATCTCGGGCATCGATGCCCAGATCTCTGACACAGTGGCAGAAGTCCGGGCCGCTGAACGCATCATGGCTCAGGCCATAGAGGCGGGCAACGGTGAAGACGCAGCCAAGGCCCTTCGCATCCGTGATGAGGCCATGAAAAAGGTGCAGCAGCTCCAGTTTCATAAGCACCAACACAACGAGACCGCGCAAAAGCTCCACAATCAATCAGAGCAAGCACCTGGTCCAGACCCGGACATCGCCAACTTCGCCAAGGACTGGGTGTCCAAAAACACCTGGTACGACCCGAACGGCAAGGACGAGGCCTCAAGAATTGTGCTGGCAATTGACCAATCCCTGGTTGATGCGGGCTACAATCCAAAAACAGAGGCATATTGGCGCGAGCTGGATAAGCGAGTGGCCAAGCGATTGCCCGACATGAAAGGTGGCGGCGGAAATGATTCCAGTCAAGACGATGATCGCCGCGGGCAGCGTAGAGGCCCGCCAGTTGGCTCCAGCCGGGACCAGGCGCCACAGTCTTCTCGCCGCGAAGTCTACATCTCACCCGAACGAAAGCAAGCCATGACGGATGCCGGTGTTTGGGAAGATCCAGTTTTACGCCAGCGCTACTTAAAACAGTATGCGAAATGGGACCGTGAACATTCAAATTCATCTCGCTGAAAGGAGTGAGCAAATGACCGACGAACGCCTGAAAAAATCCCCTGATCTCGCCCGCCAATCACGTGGAGCCACAGACCGCAATGTGACTGAAGACCGTGCTATTAGCGACGAAGATCGTGTTGAGATGTTTAGATCTCA